TTTAGTGCTTCTCTTTCAATAAAACGTGAAGGAGCTTGTCTTGAGCTTCCATTATTAAGTTCTGCAATGTAAGGTGCAGTGTTATAAACAACTGTTTTTGCTTCTTTATCATCTATTTCAACTAACTCTTTTTTCCATGATTCACGTGCATTACCTTCATCAACAGGAGTTGCTTCGATTAAATTAGCTAATAATAAATTTACAGGATTTTTTATTTCTTCTTTGTTTTTATCTTGTAATTCTTCATTAATTTTTTTAAATTCTTGATTAACATTTTTAAAATTAAATGAAAATTTATTAGCCATTTTAAATTTCCTTACCTGCTTTTTTAAAAGCTTCATCAAATTGTTTAAACAAAGGAGAAGCTTTAAAGGAATCAACGCTACCAGGTTCTTCTGCGTTATCGTTAGTTTTAAGTTGTTTAATTGAGGGAAATATGTCTTCAGGTTTAGCTTTAATTTCGTTCATTGAACGCATAATATAATAAGTGCGAAGATCTTCTTTCCATCCGGGAGGTTGTCTTTCAAAGAAATTTATCCAGCCCATGTACTCTTCATATGTTAAGTCTTCAGTAAGAGTTTGATGGCTACATCCTAAAAGATAAGCTATTTGAAACTCTTGGAGTTCATGATCTGTTAAACTACGTTTCCCTCAGCGTCTGCGCCAACAGGCACACCACCAAATTCCATGATTTCAATTGAAAGATTATTCAATTCATCAAGTGGAAACTCTTCAAGAAGTTCAACAGTGATCTTTTCTTCACTGTCTTCTATGACGATGCCCTCTTCAAAAATTTTAATTAAAATTTTTAGAGTAGCATCCTCATCATTAGAATCCTGTACTTTTTTAGAAGCCTCTCCAATGCGTTTAACTGCACCGGCTGTTAACTTCTTAATTTTAATTTTATCACCCATAAATTTAATTTCTTTAGTTGGAAGGGTGTTAACAAATTTACGCATTATCTTCTCCGATATTTTCTAGATCTGTAAATAGATGTTGATTATTTTCTTGAAATTCATCTAAAATTTTACGCATCTTATGTAAAACGTCTAAGGTTTCCATAATCTCCATGCGTTTTTTACTATTATCTGAAAAATCTGACATTCGGTCAAATGATTTTCGGATACTAATATCTATACTACGTCTCATATGTCGAGTAGTAGTTTTTAAAACGTATGCCTTAGAAAAAGGTGTTTTATCATCATTCATTTTATATTCCTGTTTCAGGGATAAAAGAAAGGAGTCCCGAAGGACTCACTTTCTAGTTTGATTAAGCAGGTACGCCAAGTACTCCAGAAACTGAAGATACGGGTCCTACAAATTCACCATCAATAGCCAAAGTAATAGTGGCTTGCATGGCGTCAGTCAAAGCAGGTGTGACTTCAAAAGAAGCAATAGATGCAATGAAAAACATGTCATCATACTCATCAACATCAAGATCTGTGATAGTTGCTGCTGTTGCTTTTAACCTAACACGCCACATTTTTTTAGTACCTGCTTTACGCAAGGTTTCTAAAGAACCGTGTTGTGTAGGAATGTAGTTAACCGTAAATTCAAGAGTTGGAGAATCGGATTGTCCTTGAATTTGTGAGGAAGTTGCTTGACCATAAACAGGTACGTTTACGATGTTAGCTGGAGTACCCATTGAGGGGAACTCACGAATTGAGCCGACTTCGTTAAAGTCTACGTGCTCATCTACGCCGTCCAAATCACTATCAAATTGAGCATTCCAAGTCGTAAAAGCTGTATCAGCTGGACGAGTTGTATAGCTCGAATAAGCAAGTGAAGTATGAACACTAGCATTTAAAGTAGAAATATGTGCCATTTTGTTTTTGCCTTTTTAATATTTTGTAAAACTAACATTATAGTCAGTTCTAAATAGGTGTTCGTCATCTTGATCAACGCCTTCGTTAGACATTGAACTAGTTCCAGTAATTGTTCCGCTTGTTAATTCTTTACGTTCGAGTATAGTATCAAGGATGTCCGCAATCTCGTAAGCGCGTTTAACACCCTTGTCTACTTCTGTGTAGATTTGAATAATAATCTGGCCTTTAAGACCTGTAGTACCATAGTTAGTAAAAGGTCTACCAGGAATTACTTCAATAACTA